TGTCTTTTCTATAATGGTGGATAACCTCTATACCGTATGTGTCAGATAACCACTTAGCGTGTTCACCTTCATCAGCAGTATTATCCACCAATAATATATCATAGTTTGTATATTTTAAGTTTTTGATATGGTCTACCCATTCATCCACACAATAGTCTTTTCCTTTGTAAGTGGGACAAGCCACTAATACCTTTGGTTGTTTCATTATGATGTATATACAGAAGTTACTTTAGCATGTTTATCCTTAGGTTGCCCTGTTAAGGTAAACTTCTTTAATAACCCTCCATCTGCCACATTCACATAACCATTAGTTTGTTTTTCTAATCTTGTTTTGGATTTATCTAAATACATCTCAATACTGAATGCATCATAAAATCCTTCTTTCAATCTATTCCATATTACTGGAAAGTTGTCAGCATATTTATCTAATTGTACTTTAGCCCAAAGTCCTTCTTCATCAACTTTGGTATCTATGATTTTCATAAAATCATCATAGCTTGGTAGGTTCGCATCTATCTTCATACCTTTCTTTAATCTTGTTCCAATATGTTCTAAGTCACCTTTAATATTAATTGGGAATTCTTTAATTTGTTTTGCCAAATCTCTAAGTAATATATCAGAAAGTACTACTCCATCAGTTGCTAGGTTTCTAGTAGCTATGTATCCCTCAATAAAATAATCATTGGAGGAATCCCCAATAGCTTCACTTCTACAAACTAGCTTTTCTGAATTAAGTTTTAAATCTGAATTAAAAGTAATTGACCTTGCTTTCAATACCCAATTATCACCCTCTTTCTTGTACTTCTTTTTTACTGTTGCCCAAGCTATCTTGGATGCTCTATCTGGACCATACTTAGATTTAGCTGCTTGATAAGCAGACTCCCATATCTTCCTAGCTTCCTTTGGTAACTTTTTTAACATTTCGATTGGCATTTTATTTTTTAGAAGTTTTTCCTCCACCTTTTGGTGCATTTGGATTTCATTTCTTTTTCTTCCTTGTTTTCTTTTTCTTATCAGGTCCGTGGTCCTTCTTTACTATTCTTGTTTTTTTAGAACTTGTTCCATTTGGATGATGTACATCTTTGTTAGCCATATAGGCTTTACCATGTTTCTTTACAGCTTTTCTTCTTGCTCTATTCCTTTCAACTCTAGCTTTAGTAGTTTTCCTGAGATGTGCTCTTACCTTTGCAGGGTGTCTAGCATTATATCTTCTCGTCGCTAATGTGTTCTTGTTTACCATCTTCTTTAATTGACTCCAAATATTGTATGTGATATATTATCATGAAATATAAATCACCCTCTATTGTTGACTCAGTTAATTTAACATCTACAATGTTAATCATTTCTTCTTGCATATCAAAGAGTATTGCATTAAGTTCTTCTATACTTGGAACCTTTACTAGTTTTACCTTTGTAACTGCTCTCATACTCATTTTTTCAATACCTCTTCAGCATATTGGTCTAATATCCAATTCTCACTTCTTCCCATTATCTGGTCATCTCGTGTAGTTGATTCTTCACCAGTCTCGTGTTTAACTGGTCCTGATTTATCTTCAGGTTTTACTTCTTCTTTCTCTTCCTTGAACATAAGAGGCATTTGTGCCTTCTCTATTTTAGCTCCTTCAGGAAGTTGTATTCCTACTTGTTTAATGTATGTTAATAAAGTATCATCATCTATTCCAATCTCTTTCAAAGCTTTGATAATCTCTAAATCATCTTTCTCTGCTCTCTTGTCAATTGGTCCAAATTCAATATCTGCATTGTCCCATCCCATTTTAGGGAATAGTTCCCAGGATAGTTCATCAGAGATGACATCTTGAATTGATTTGATTCTTCCATCAAATGCCTTTCTTGCTTGTACTTCAGAGTTACTCCTATTTGAGTTGTCTGGTATTCCTGCAATTATTGGTGGCACTCTTAGTAATGTTAGAATTTGTTGTCTTGTATAATTTAAAATTTCTATTAGTTGGTCTAAGTCAGATAGGTCTCTTCCATCAATCTTTGATATCTCTCCATCTACAACCAATTCCTTATCTGGTTGGTCTCTGGATAATTTCAAATCATTTATGAAGTTCTTAATCTGATTCTCATCAGCACTCTCTATCTTCCAAGCATCTCTAAATTTATTGTATCTGAATAAGTTAATCATAAACTTCTCGATAAATTGTTTTAGTGAGATTGTTTGGTAAAGTACTTTCATATCTACTTCACCCCATAACGCTGAGGTTATGTTGTTTAAGCTAAGGTGTGTACATTCATCTGTTGTAAAGTTAACTATTTTTCCATCATGCTCTTGTTTGTAACCTAATACTTCACCATGTTCATTAGATAGGATTTCCATATCTGTGGTTTCAAGTAAATGTATTTCTGATGGTTGATTATCTTTGTAGACTATCTCTACGAAGGCATTACCATAGATTATAAGATTGTATACCAATCTTCTAAGAATTCGTTTGAATCTGTATTTTTTGAGCAAATCCTTCTCAATTAGTTTCTTCAGTTGTTTATTGTCTGTTTTTATGATATAACCATTCTTAATGACTTCATCAGCTATAGCTCTCACTGCTGAGACCACTGTAGGTTCAGACCTAAAAACTCGTAAAACTGTATCTAGTGTTGGTTTATCAGTGGTTGCTTCTTTTGAAGAATAATATCCATCGATATATCCTCTAGAAGCTCGTTCCATAATTTCATCTGTGTACACGATTTCCATGATTATAATATAAAATAGGCTTAATTAGCTAATTGTTTGCACCCATATATGTAGTGTTACTACAGTATATTATAGGGGGTGAATTCTTTTATAAAGGTTTCTATAAAGTAGCCTCTTTAGGGGGTTTTCCCACTCCAAAAGTGTGTATTTTGTGGTTTTTTAACTTACTTTTACATTTTTTACAGTTTTTTGAGTCTACATGATTGAACTCTAAGCATTCTTGACATTGTATCTTTCTACACCTAGCTCTTGAATAAGTATTCCAAGAAACCTTATATGTTGATAGCTTTTCAAGATTATCTAAAACCCATTTAGGGTCATCCCTTAGAAGGTTCATTGAGTTTCTCCACATCAAAACCTCTTCTTTTTTACTATAAGGTTTGATGAATTGTTTCATCCTGTATAGTTCTGAAAGCTCTTGGTCTCTGCCTTTTTCAATTTCTTTAAGCTTTTTAATTCCTTCTCTGCTTCCTTTATCGCTAACTGCATGTTCTCTTTTTTTTCTTCCCATTCTTCTCTTGCCACCTTCTTAAAATGTTTTAAGTATTCTTCTTGTATCTCAAATTCAAACTGAGGAGTTATAGGTCTAGGGTATTTAAGTTGTATCTTAAGCTTTTCTTCCTCGTTCTTGATGTTTCTCTTCACAATCTTGATATTCTTCTCATGATTGTCTATCTTTTCTTTGATTTCTTTTATGTCATTCATACTAATCTACTCCTAAACTCTCTCTGTTCCTCTTCTAAGAATGGTACAGTTGATAATACAAAGCTATCTATCCTATCATCCGAGCCTCCTTGAGGTTTCTCTATAAGGAATGTGGTCCCTCTTTTACTATCTCTCATCTGTAATGCTACCATTTCATCAATTAGGGGTTTAATCTTAGGGTATCTTACTCTTCTACCAAATCCTCCATCGTCATCTCTTATGTTCAATGCTTCTTTGAATCTGAAGTACATACCTACTTTCTCCTTACCAAAGTACATTCTCTGTACTTTCTTACCCTCTCTCTCTAAAGCTTGGTTAGGAGACTCTCCTTGAGGACAATCATCCACTACATATTTCACAATGTTGAACTTAGTCTCTAAATCTGCTAGATATCTGATTATCTGAGCATTATCATATCCTCCAGGGAATGACTTCTGATAACCTAAGTATACTACATTGTCCCCCTTATCCAAATAACTTAGGGTAACTACAGTCTTACTGTGTGTAACTCCATAATCTATCCCACATACATAATCATTCTCTAAGTCTGCATATCTTAAATCCATCTCTTTAACTGTAGCCTCTCTTATCTTCCTTGATTGGAAGAATGAATCTGAGTCTACTGTGAATTGTGCTTCATACTCTTGAGCAAAGACCATAGTATCTAAGGTCTTTCTCTTCTTTTCAGTCATTTCTTTGATATTGTCATTAGGGCATATCTCCCATTTCCACCAATACCTATCATATTCTCTACCTACTTGTTTATCTAAAGGGTCAAAGAGATAATAGAAGAAGCCTTTCTGTCCATTGGGAGTGCTAAGTAAAATTATGGTTCCACCTGTGAACCTTACTGTAGGTTCAATAACCATCTCAAATATCTCATCTGGTACAAAAGCTGCTTCATCTACTATCACTAAATCTGCTGTATAACCTCTTGAGCTATCTGTAGCAGGTAAACTTCTTATAATTGACCCATTAGTGAGCGAGAACTCTTCAGTATTGTTTGGTTTCTTCTTGTCTATATCTTCAGGGAATATCCATTGTCCTGGTTCATCATGATATGTGTCACACTTATCCATCATGTGTTTAAGGTTATCCATACCAAACTGCATAATCTTCTTCATCTCTCTTATGAACCTCTTAGATTGGTTATTGTTTCTTGAGAATACAAGAATACTAGCATCAGGATTAAACATAGCATAGTGTAATGCTTTAATTGCTGTAACATAAGTCTTACCAATCTGTCTAGAACTACATACAACTATCCTACTAGAATCATCATTTAGTACTTGGTCTTGGTATACAAAAGGTTCCACACCTAAGTACCACTTAGCAAATATGCTAGGGTCTTCTTTTGATAAGGTTCTAATCTTAGCCATGTTGGGTTTAGCCCCTGCATAAGGTTCTGCCTTATCCATCTTGGCTCTAAATATCTTCTCTTCTTCCTTTGTGATTGATGTGTATTTCATGTTTCGTAGCACTCCATTATATATACGCATTTGTAATATATAAAGATATAGGTACTACAGTATATAGGTTATAAGGTTATATAAGCTTTACTGTATCTACTTTCAAGTTAAACAGCATTATCCCCCCTCAGGGGATACCCCCTTTATTACCTTATACTATATATATTATATATACTATATACTATATAGTATAATATAGTATATTATTCATTACATTCATAATATACTAATATAGAGTCTGTAGTATCCAAATTTAAAGGATTAGAGGTAAATATATGTGTATATATGTCTCTATATATACATATCTTTAATATAACTATAACCCCCGATTTTAACATATCGATATCTTTATGCCTATTCTTAAAATATCGATATAATTATTTAAAAACGATTTAAAAAATTATTTTAAAACTTAATAAATAAACAAAAAAAGAAAAGAAAAGAAAAGAAAAGAATTAAAAATTTAATTCGTTCCTAATCATTTCCAACTTTTGTTTATTGGTTAAATCTTTTCTTTCGTTAATTGCTTTCAATCTTTCCTTTTTCGTTTCAGTTGTGTTTTTTATATCTAATGTTTTAATAAATTCTTCGTCTTTCAATAATTCAAAAATACCACTATCGAAAAAAGATTTCAAACTATCGTTTATCATATATTCGAAACCTTTTTTTACTATCGTCGAAACGGAAACGATCAGCGTATCATTCTCTTTTTTAAATTGCTTTATTGCTCTTTCAATTTCTTCTATTTTTTTATACTTTTCCGATTGCACTTCTTCCTTAATATTTTTCGGTTGCTCATAAAAAATACCACTTTCAAAAGTTACGTTTATTTTATTCATATTCATTTTAATTTTATAGTTTTTTAATCTAAAAACTATTTAAAAAATCCATCGTTTTATTTTATGTCTGATAAAATTTCTTTAACTTTTAATTTACTATTTTCTTTTAAAAGTTTTCGAATTTCTTGTTTTAATTTTATATTTTCGTCGATTATTTTTAATAGTTCTCTTTTCCACAATTCTTCATATTTCATTTTTTTATATCTCCATAGATTATTTTTAATAATAATCTATTATGATATAGATAGAAAAATATATAAACCTTTTGTTTTTATGATTTTCGATCTACTACTCAAAACCTAATCAATTTTTAAACTTTTAATATATATAATCGATTATATACTATTTCAATATCGATATTCCACCACTCACTTGTGATAAAATGATAAAATTTAAAGGGGATTTCGATTAAAAAAAGAAATAAGTTCGATATGCCTCTGAAACAGAAACATATCGATAAAAAGTTAAGAGTTATTCAAGTTCGAACTCCTCTTCAATACTCTCCCTTTTCGATGGTTTGGTTACATTGTATTTCTCTGCGAGGAAATCATATAACTCTTCAAAGTCGAGTATAAATCCTTTCTTACTCTCTCGAAGGAAGTAATAAGTTTCCATTACCTTATCGAGTATAGATTTTTCACTACATCGAAACCATAGTGTTCCTTGCTTATAATCGCATTGGTATGAATTCAATCCATAACTCGATTTCATATCTTCCTTTACTTCCTCGATGAACTCATCTATCTGAGGCATATCGTCTTCCCAATCTGTTATATCGTAACTCGTTCCTGAATACTGAAATCCTCGATAATTACTATACCCCCAATTCGATTGAGTCCTATCTGCTACAAATGTATCGATAGTTCTTATTTGGTGATTATCGATTTTGTAGATAACTTCTGCCTCTGCTTCGATAACAACTTTACTCTTGAATCGATTGATAGGAAATATCATATCGAACTCTATATGACTTTCCTCTAATGTCGATTCACTTGTAGAACCTAATATCGATACACCATCATCATCAACTACTCTCGAGAAGTAGAACTCTGTCCTATCGTTCTTGAAGTAATATAAGTTATCCTCGCTTTTAACATATACCATAATCGAGAAACTTCCAGTTAGACTTTCTGCTACGATTTTAATAGCATCTGTTATCGTTTCCTTATGTTCGACTACGAGATGGTTTAATAAATGTCCTATTATCGCACTATCTACTTCCTCTTTATAATCGAGACTATATGTCTTTTTCAATTCATCGTCGTTCCATAATACTCCATTATGAACGATAATAAAATCTCCTACTTCGAAAGGGTGGTTGTTATAGTTTAAGTTCGCTTTCCCACTTGTAGTATATCGATTATGTCCTACAAGGAAGTTAGATTCGACTAACTTAAACTCTTGACTATCTCGTTCTAAGTTCTTAATCTTAGTCTTGAACGATATCCCTTCTTTCATCATATAGTTTCGAGAGAAAATACCATAGGCATCTCCATTCGTAACTGCTCCTTTTTTCATCGTATCAATAAACTGTTCCTTATCGAATTTAGTTAAATTCTTTTCTAATCGTTTTATAAATTGTATCTCGCACATTTTTATTAAATCTCCTAATATATCGTTTAGCAAATACTTCTCTGCCTTTCGATGTTAAATCACCATAATCGGTTAAAAGTTCTCTCATTATGATTCCATCGTATTTATTGTCTTTTAAATATTGTATCGGAAGTCTACATAAGTATCTTTCAAATCGAGATAATCTAAACCACATCATTTCTCGAAAGTTAGAATATCCATAATTTCGAGCATCAAATAATCTCCCACTCATTCGGTTAATCAATTGTCCTTTTTCCCTTCGATAAGTTCTTTCATCATATTCTTTTCGAAACTCTTCTATTATATCTCGAACATAAGGTAAAATGAATGGTGGTTCTCGATAAAACCTTTCCATACTATCGAGTGGATAGTTTTCATCTAATCGATGTTTAACATTCTTTATTTTCTTTCTCGATATCTTCTTATTAAACTTCCTTCTTCGATGTTGGATATACTTAATCAAATCGATATTCTCTCCATCATTATCGATGATGTGATAAAATGTTCGAAGTAATGGTTTCAGATTTACCAATCGTTTAATATCTGTTTTCAACACCCAATCGATAAACCTGTTATGTATTCGAATCCAGTTGATTATCTTAACTGAATCGATAGTTCCATTATGATTTCTAATTTCGAGAGAACCTCTCACATAACTCGAATTAAGATTAACCCAATCATATCGTCGAGAATCATATCTACTACAAATAATCTCGTTTTCAAGAACATAATCCTCTCGATTGGTTAGATAATTCTTATACTTCTTAGCGAATAATACTTCATAGTCTTTTCGAAGAGTATGACAATATTGGTTATCTCGACGACTTGGTGATACCATCTCGAAAAAGAACTTCTCAAATAAACTATATGCGATATGAAGTTTTTTCTTATCGTTTTCTGAGATATCCCTAATATCGAAATGACAATGTAATCCACATCGAGAATCTACTACATATCCACCATCTCGAAGAGATTGAGTTAATTTCTTAATATCTCGATAAAGTAAATCTCCATTTGCCGGATTCGATACAAACTCATCACCATCACTTATCGAACCATCATATACACAACTAACGAAATCACCACATTCATCATCTACTATCGAACTCTCACCATTTACTGCTTCAATTTCGATACCTACCATTCTTTTAGATTTGTTTTCGTTAAATGTTTTACTCCTTCTAAATTCGAAACTACAACGCCATCTATCGCTTTCATCGTCTTCTGGATTATAACAATTATCGCAATAAGGATAATCATTATTCCAATTCGCATCATCATTCCACATCTCGCGACTACAATCACTACAAATCGTAAAGGTACTATTATAACAATCGTTACAATAATTTACTTGTTGATTTTCGGAATAATGTAAGTCAGAATCGTCTTTATGAAGACACCTACCACAATCGTAACAAGTCTTATAAAATTCATCGATACACTCTTGACAAATCAATCCTTCGACATCATTATTAGTTAATTTGTCTATATCGAACTCTTCGCTACACTCATCGCAAATGAAAGTTTCTATTTCTTTATTCGATACTTTCTTTCCACTCATCGATATAACACCTCCTTATGTTGTCTTCGATTTCAGCAATCTCTTTTTCACTATACTCGATTTCTTCCCAAGTATAACAATATATCGAACTCATTCTATAAGTCCCTCATCTTCGAGAAACTTAAAAGGTTCTTTAATATCGAAAGCATAATCTTCTAAAATTTCTATAAGTCCTTCATCTTCGAGAAACTCTTCAAATAAACTTTTCATCTCGATATCATTATCTCTTTCTCTATCCATCGATATACACTCCTGTATGCCCACAATGTCGAACTCCCCAATCCTCTCTACAACACTCGATACAAACTGCTTTACTACTTTTAGTCGAAGTCATAATAAATCTTTCACATTTCGAACAAGTCCTAAGATATTCTCTTGGTTTCGATGTTTGTCCTTTAACTACTAATTTTCGCATAATTCCCATTTTAATCCTCTTGGTTTCGATGTTTGTCCTTTAACTACTAATGCCCCTCCTCTCGAATTTTCTATTGGTTTTCCTGTATGTCGGTCAAATGCTTTAATTTCTATATCTTCGATTTCTAAGCATTTATTTAGCATATCGATTAATGCCTTAATCTCATCTTGTTCGATAGGTAGATTCATATTAATCTCAAACGATTCCTCTAATCCACCTGCTCGATGATTCCAATATTCAAATTTCATTCGTTCTCACCTCCTCTCGATAAATTCATCATTTCTCTCAAAGTCTCGACTTCTTCTTTTAAATTATCGATTTCTATTCGCATAATACCAATAGTTCGATATATGTTTTTTTCTAACATTTTCCTCGATTTCCTCCATATAGGTTTGCTCTTTTCGTAGGTTTGCTTTATAAAATCGATAACCTTACCTAAAATTCGAAAATAATATGATTTACTATCGACAGCTGTGATAAAATTTCTATCGACAATAATGTTAATCTCTTTTTCTTTTCGATTTGTGTTTTCCTTTATATCGTTCATAGTATAAATTAGATTTCTACACTTATAAATATATAGGAAATCGAATATAACTATTAAAATAGTTATATTGTAGAATAATATTTGTCCCTTTCCAGTGGAAATCGACAATATCCTATGCTCATATCGACAATCTATATCATTTTGTCGATGATAAAATGATAAAATTTATATCGATATCGATGGAAATACTAATCGATTACCAAAAAACCTATATATCGTAGTATATAGATATTTCTACACAGATTTTTATATATATCGATATCCTTCAATATTATATGAAAAACAAAAAAATAAACGAATATATAAAAATATATCGATATAAACATAATAAATATCGATATTTATATAAATATATTCGATTTGGTAGTAAATATATTGAAAAATATATATTTAAAGGGCAATTTTATCATATTTAAAAGCGAATTTGCTCTTTTATAAACATATAGGAGGTGAAAAACAATGAATATAGAAAAACTATTTAACAAACCAAAGATAATGACAATATGTGGAGATGTTAATACAGGTAAGAGTAATCTATTATATCACATAATAGAAACACTTAACAAAGAGAAGAAATTCCATTTATATACTTATGGATTAAAGAATGCTTTACCTGATTCTCAAGAGATATATTCGGTAGCTGAATTAGAGAAAATAACTGATTCTTTAATTGTTATTGATGAATGCTTCTCTTTATTTGATTTAGACAACAGAAAGCAAAAGAAACAGATAGAGAAGACTCTTAGATTGATTAACCATAACAATAACATATTGTTATTAGGAGTTCTACCTGAAAACCTAAAGAAGTTCTTAGCAGGTAAGATAGATGTATTCTTCTTTAAAAGGATAACCTTTGATGATTTTATAAATGGAAGTAGAGCAAAGAGAATAGCAACAAGTTATAAAGGAATACAATCAGGTAGTGAGATATTGGACTTAAAGGTTGATGAATGTGTAGTTTATGATGGTAAGCATTACAGTTTATTTGATGTGCCCTATTATAAAGATTATGATAGCAAACTAGAGAATGAATCAATCTTAAAAAACGTTTCTGAATTCGTTCCTAAAAATGTGGAAAGAAAAAAATGTTCAGAAAAATGTGCAGAAAGCGTTCCTGAAATGGAAGAGTTAGTAATAGATTGGGAGGTCTAATATGGAATTAAATAAAAAAGAAGTAGAGCTTGTTAAAAAAGCTATCATAGAATATGAAGAGAACCATTATGAGTCAGAAAGTAATCTATGGCAAGTAAAAATAAATAAACTAATATGGAGGTTGAATAAAAATGAATGAGAATGAATTTATAGATTGGCAAGATGCTAATTGGAATGAGTTAGTAAAAGAATTTGTAGAAACACAAATTGATTTGTTTCACGAATATTGTGTAGAAGAATATAACAATTATGTAAATAGTGGAGGTTATGAAGAATGAAAGAAGAATGTATGTGTAAGAGATGTATAGATATTAGACAAAGAAAAGAAGTGGAGGAAATGGAAGATGAATACTGAAAGAGATTGGAGTGTAGAAGTTATGTCTAGAAAATTAAGTAAGAAAATCTTTGGAGAAAGACTACATACCTTAGATGAGGAAATACAACAAACTTTATGTAAGTTAGCATTAGAGATGGTTAATAACAATTTAACTATTGAAGAGATTGATGATTGGAGAGAGGAGGAAGAAGAATGAGGAAACCTCTTTACAATTATGTTCGTATCTGTCCAAGATGTGACAGATACCATAGAACATCTACAAAAAGTAATAAAGCTATCTGTAAAGATTGCACTAAGATAAATCACTTTCCAGCATCTAAAAAGATTGTAGATAAGGATTACTAACTATAAGATATCTTCCAATGTGTCATAAGAAGTATTCTTTTCTTTCATTAATTGGAAGTATCTTATTTTATAATCTTGAATATCATAACCTTCTTGAGAGTAAGATTGTATATACTTATCCATTAGTTGATAATCTATTAAATCAGTCTCATAAAGGTGCATCACAATATTCATTTCTATCTCTAACTCTTTACTTATTTTTTTTGACATAGGAAATCACTATATTTAAAGGGCAAACTAATATATAATAATATAGGTACTACACCTCATATATGTTTATATATTAGTTTATACCTATATAGTATTAGAGTATCACATATAGAGTCTAAGTAAGATAGTACCTTTCTTATGACTCTTAGGAGTATAAGATATAATGGATATAAAGAAAGAGATAACAACCTTACTTAGTAAGGTAGATAGAATAAGAGATAGTAATCTCTTACAAGACTTAGAAGACTTAGGTTATTATACTAGTCCTGCTAGTACTAATAAGCATAATAGCTTTAAAGGAGGTTTAGCCTTACATAGCTATAATGTATATAGAGTACTAAGTGATATGAATAAAACTTATCACTTAGACTTAGATGAGGATTTTATTATTGTAAGTACCTTATTACATGATATGTGTAAGATTGGAGTATATATACCTAATGTACTTAAGAATGGTAAGATAAGTGAGAGTAAACCTTATAAGTATAATGATTCTCTACCTTTAGGACATGGGGAGAAGAGTGTTATAATGCTTAGTGAATACTTTAGACTAACACCTGAAGAAGCAATAGCTATAAGGTATCACATTGGACCATTTAGTAATGAGACTATAGGTGGGTGGAACTATACTAAAGACAGTATAAAGAAATCAGGATACTTCAAAGAAGTAATGGCTCTATATCATGCAGATAGTTTAGCTACAAGTATCTTAGAGGATTGTGACTTACAACATGTATACTACAGTAGCTAAATGTTTATATATTAAAACGAACTACATATACACAGGAGGAAATGAAAATGGTAACAGATATGGTACAAACATACATAATCAGACAAACTTGTTTAAAGGCATCAGTAGAAATGATGAAGGAAATCACACAAGATAGAGCTGGACATGTTAGGAAAATAGGAGATGACTTCACTGGAGATATAGTGTGGTTAGCTAAGAAATTTGAACAGTATGTCTTTCAAGGAGATATTGTGAGTGATGAAAGGATGAAAGAGTTAGACAAGATGGTTGCTGATGCAATAAGTAAAGGAGACGCAGAAAGAAAAGCTAAGGAGGAACAAAGAAAATGATTAAAATAGAAATAGATAAAGTAGACAATGGATGGATTGTAGAACACTATTCAGAAACTGGAGATTGGGATTTACCTGAGAATGTTTCTAAAGCAGTGTTCCACACACAAGAAGACTTAATGGAATTTGTAGATATATTAACAGGAGATGATGAATAAATGGCTTTTTACAATTTAAAAGGGAAAACTGAAGGTGTCTTTAAGATTAAGACAACACAAGGTAAAGAATCTTATAGTGTTTGGGATAACAACAATAGAAGATTTATGAGAGATGGACACATGACAGATAATGAAGGTACTGAACATCCTGTACAAGATACTAAGTACATCAAAGCAGATGACTTTAATAGAATGTTTCCAAACATGAATAAGAATAATAAGGTTAGATGGGAAATTATAGTAAATGATGAAGAGTTAACTTGGGAAGCTCCAAGAAGTGTAGACCAAGCTTTGAATGGTTGCATTGCTAATGTAACAGCTATGGGACAAAGTCCAATGATGGTTGATTACAAATGGAGTAAGACTGGTGAAGGATTATCAACAAGATACCAAGTACAAATCCATAACCAATCTGCTGAAACACCAAGTACTACAGCAGTACCACAGATTGAAGTAGATATTGGAACACCTGTAGCAACTGAGAAAGTAGAGCTTAATGAGATAGAAGCATCAGTAGTTAAAGCTATAGGTGGACAAGGTAGTAACTTTACATTTGACCAACTAAAAGACACATTCCTTAAATACAACATAACTGAGGAAAGAGCAAAACAAATATATGAACAGGAGTTAAAATGAAACAAAAGAAAGTAACATACAAAGAACTGCCTATTTCAAGTAAGATACTAGCTTGGATATTCCATTTAATGCTTTATACTGGACTTATCTGGGTTATTGTAATTTTACTTAAAGGATTAATGAGAACACTAGGGAGCTGTTAATAAATGGACTTAAATCTAGACCTACCAAAACCATACATACCTAACACTAAAGACCTAATAGATTTTAGCCGAACCTGTGGTCTTGTGGAAGAGAAGGAGAACTTTGTTCTCCTAGCTCTTTCTGCTATCAACAAGATATCATGTGGAGTTGAATCAGTTAGTGGTTCAGGTAAATCTGTATTGACTGATATACTTATGGAATTACTTCCTAAGCAAAGAATTTACAATATGGGTTTAACAAGTAACACTGCTACAATGTATGACTATAAAGCTCTTAACCAAGCAGACATAGTTTACATAGAAGAGTTACAGAAGGCTATGAATAGTAGTAATCCTATTGTAGTTGAACTACTTAAGAATATGACTGAAGGTAAAGAACTTACAAGAAAGGTATATGATGCAGTTAGTAAAGAAGTTATACAACATAAGATTAAAGGAAACTTAGGAATAGTATACAGCTTAGCATTAGAGAATAAACAGAAGAAGGATGAAGAGTTACATAGAAGAGTAATCACCTTTATGACTGATATATCTCAATCACAGAATAGAAGAGTTGTACAGTATATAGGTAAGACTAGATTTAATAGAAAGAGACTTAAAATTCAAAAGGATGAAACTACCCAAAACTTAAAGGAACACATAAATATAGTAATGGACTTAGCAAGTAATAAAGTAGAGAATCCTTTTGCAGAATACATAGCAGAACAGGTACCAGTACCATTTACAATAGTAAGAAGCTATGTAGGACATTACTTTAACCTTGTTGATGGTTCTACCAAGTTCCACTTCAAGGAAAGGATGAGAAAAGATAACCTGTTTTACTCCTCAATCCAAGATGTCTATAATATACATATCCTATATGGTAGTACTTTCAACAGAAAGATACATCAATTACCACAATTAGGAATTGAAGTTATGGATATCTTTGAGGATGAAACTAAAGGTTGGAAGAAGAATGAAGAGAAGAAACAACAACAACTATTCTCTGAAGAAGATGATGGAGATAAGAGATACTTAGATGTTTCACAAGTACATAAAGCATTAAAAGCTAAAGGTATCTTACTTAAGCATAAAGTTATCTCCGACCAATGTGAGTTATTAATTGAAGCAGGTTTCTTAGGTAAAGAGCCAAGTGGTAGAAAGAACCTATACTATAAGACTGATGATGTAGAAGAATTTGAAGATAAGTTTGACTTCAAAGCTTGTATGGATGCAGGTGTAGAGAATATGAACAAACATTATCCTGAACATGTAGATGAATGGCTTAAAGCTCAACACAATGAGAATGGAGTTGTAGAGTTGTACAATCCATTAACAGGAGAGAAGACATTACTTGATGAGTATGTTGTTAAGGTTAAAGAAACAATTAAACATGCTGTTAAGAAAGAAGAATTTAAATTGAAAGTTTCAGAGGAGGTAGTGAAATGAAAAGGTTTATGAAGAAATCACAAAGTGATTACATTGAAAGATGTATCGAATGTGGAGAAGAGTTAATTAAGGTAGGACATTGGGTAATTCACCCTGATAACAAATGTTCAGAAGAAGATGGAGTAAAGACAGTAATTCAACATAGGAAACAATTTGATAAATTCCAAGCTAAGTACAACACACCTGAAGGTAAAACAGTAACCCTTATAAAGGAATATAATAACTTGGTTGATTTATATGAAAATACATTATGTAGGAGGATATCTAAATGGTTAGACAATACAATAAATGGACTAAAGAAAAGATTCAAATATTAAAAGAGATGATATTAGGGGGGAGAAAATGAGTCACCCAAGCAAAACGAAAGGAGCAAGATTTGAGAACAAAGTCTACAAAGATTTAAGAAAAGTAATGCCTGATATCAAGTTAACTATTGGTAGTGGTAATAGTGAATCAGATAGTGACTTAGTTAGTAATGACTTTGTTATGGAACTTAAACACTATAAGACTCTTAGTGATAATCAGATTAAGAAGTTTTGGAAGAAGGTAGCATTAGAAGCAGAACAACATAACAAACAACCTGTACTAATCTATAAAGTAAACTACCAACCACCTAAAGTAATGATTAATATGCACTTAGGTAGTTGTACATTACCTGCTACAATAGAATATGTTTCATTCAAAGATATACTTCAAATGGGGTTCTATGAAGAGGATGTGATGTTTTAAAATGGATTATGACAAGATAGAGTTTGAAGAACAATATGTTAAAGATGCTGTATATAATGGATTAACTTGGATAGATAGTTATTATGAGGATAGGATAGATGTTGATGAGTTAGCTTTCAGAATGTATGAAATGAGAAAGATAATAAGAAATCAAGATGTATCACCAAACCAATTGGAGTTGAAGTTAGATGGAAATAGTTAGATTTGATAGGTTACAACAGATACTAAATAAGAACGCATATAAAGACTTAGAGTAATGGATGAGAGGACAAACATGTGTAGGAGAAGGTATATATGAGTGGGACTTTCTTAGATGGTTATATGGTGGTAGGAAAATATGGGATTAAAAACATTAAAAGATATAACTTCAATACGAAAAAAAGGACAAGTAGCATATTCTGAAACTGATGTTATAGTATATGAGATTAGACAAGAAGCAATAAAATGGATAAAACATTTTACCCAATACCCTTTATGTGAAAAAGAACATAACTGGCAGGATATAAAGGTTATGAAAATAAGAGATTTTATGAATTTCTTTAATATAACAGAGGAGGAATTAGAATGAATAAGATATTTGTATATGGAATATTAAGAGACTGTTATGATTACACACCAGCAACTCTTAATGGATATAAGAAGTTTTATCGAACACATGCTACTATTGTAGA